GGCGGGGCCGAGGTGCGAAGCGACGACAGAGCACCTACGCTGACCGCTGCGGCCGGCATGAGCGGGAACAATCAGCCGAATAACCGCAGCACCGTCGGACCGGACAAGCCGTGTTCTGCGCTGCACACCTTCGGCGAGGTTCCGGCGGTTTGCTATCAAATGCAGGGCTTCGGGGACTACCGCGAGGGAGACGTTGCGAGCAACTGCAAGCAGCGAGATTACAAGGATAGCACCGATTTAGTGGTCAGCAGTGTTGATTGCCGCAATTTCACCGAGGGGGGCGAGATCAACGGGACGCTGCAAGCAAAAGAAAGCGTAGGGCAAAGTCTGAATTTGCAAAACACCGTCCGAACCGGAATGATTGTGCGCCGCCTCACGCCGATGGAATGCGAGCGGCTGCAAGGATTCCCAGACCACTGGACGGACATCGGCGAGTGGCGCGACAGTAAGGGCAAACTGCGCAAGCCGAGCGACAGTCCGCGCTATAAGGCGCTGGGGAATTCCATCGCCTTGCCATTTTGGGACTTCCTGGCAAAGCGTATCAGTGCGCAATATTTGCGTCCTGTTACGATGGGGAGCCTGTTCGACGGCATCGGCGGGTTCCCACTGGTATTTGAGCGGCACAACGGCAAGGGCACGGCACGCTGGGCAAGCGAGATTGAAGAGTTCCCCATTGCCGTAACAAAATTGAGATTTGGGGAGGACGCATAATGGGAAAAATCCTTGACGTGACCACGGAAGAGCAAACGAAGCTTTGGGCAGAGGCTCACGAGGGAGCAGTACATAGCTGCGAGACGTGTCGGAGCTACGCTGCACTGAGAGAGCCGTTCGTTCGCAGCGACGAGGCCGTCATCTATGGCTATTGCTTCCGTTATGGAGACAAAGACTACAACTGGGGCATGGGCAAAGGCTACCCGGTATTCACGCCGCCTGATTCCGACGTGCCATGTGACGGCTGGAAGAAACGGAAAAAGGAGGCCTGACTATGTACATCGGAGAACCATTTAGCTGGAAGCCTGCAGCCTTTGAGGGCGCGAGCGGCATCTGCGGATTTGAAAAATTGAGAACCGTACACGGTCGTATCGTCTACATCAACGAGCACCACCGTTACTTTACGGCGGAGGCGGAGGTAAACGGAATCAGGCTCAGATAGAGCTTTAAATTTTAAAAAAATCAGGAGGAATTTTTATCATGAACAACAATCAGGACTATATCGTTCGCTGCGACCGCGCAGGCGTGTTTTTCGGCAAGATCAAGGAGCGAAACGGCTCCGAGGTTACCATGACCGATGTTCGTAAGCTGTGGAGTTGGGACGGCGCGTGTGCCGTGGAGCAGTTGGCGCAGGACGGTACAAAAGCACCGGGCAACTGCCGTTTTACCGTGACGATTCCGGAAATGACCGTGCTTGGTGCGATCCAGATCATCCCGTGCACAGACACGGCATCTGCGTCTCTTCGAGGCGTAAAGGAGTGGAAGAGATGACGCTTGACGAGAAGATTAAAGCCTTTTTGCCTGTGAGCTCCGGCGACGGCTACGGCTACGGCTACGGCTCCGGCGACGGCTACGGCTACGGCTCCGACTACGGCTCCGGCGACGGCTACGGCTCCGGCTACGGCTCCGGCGACGGCTCCGGCTCCGGCTCCGGCTACGGCTCCGGCGACGGCTACGGCTCCGACTACGGCTCCGGCGACGGCTACGGCTCCGGCTCCGGAATTAAGAGTTTCAACCGGAAAACGGTTTATCGAATTGACGGTGTCAATACGCTGATTCGTTCCGTGCGCGGCAACACTGCGCACGGGGCAATCTTGAACGGTGATTTGACGCTTACACCGTGCTACATCGTCAAGCAGGACAACATTTTCGCGCATGGCGAAACGCTGCGCGAAGCAATGGAGGCGTTGCGAGACAAGCTTTTCGAGGATATGCCGGAAGACGAGCGTATAGATGCGTTCCTGCGAGAGACAGACCGTGAAAAAACGTATCCGACGCAGTATTTTTACGACTGGCATCATCGCTTGACCGGATCGTGTGACATGGGGCGAAAGCAGTTTGCCCGAGACTACGGCGTCGACCTCGAGCACGGCATGATGACGCTGACGGAATTTTTGGAGCTGACAAAAGACGCTTACGGTGGCGACGTGATCCGAAAAGTGATTAGTAAGATGCAGGAGGTGGAGTGATGGAGAGATTGACAAAATATCTCGCAAGCGGCGCAGCGGATTACAATTATCCGGCAGGTTGTTACAGTGGCAATGATTGCAATGACCGTGTGGCAAAAAGCGCGTACAGACAGACGTGTGTGGAGCGTCTTGCAGCCTACGAGGAAACGGGGCTGACGCCGGAAGAGTCTAAACGAATGTCTAATATCCTGATGGATGTTGGAATTGATTATAATTGCAGTTGGGAGTATGTGAAAAACTGGCTGCTGGATGACCGTCTGCGTGAGCTGGACGAGGCCGACAAGGATGGACGCGTGGTGGTGCTGCCGTGCAAGGTGGGTTAGCGGGTGTTCGCCGAACAGGAGGGCTGACAATGGCTGAAAAAGAAATGCAGAGTGCAGATGTTTGCACCCACAAGAACAAAAGAAGAGGCGGGGCGAAAGCCCTGCTTCTCTTTTTGCCGTGAGGGAGAACCCCTTTCTTTTCTTTTATATTTCTTTTCTTTCGGGAGAGGGTGCTATATGCAGGATGTATCTATGTTGTGTGTATGTAACTATACAAGGGAGAGCACAGGAAGAGGGAGAGAAAGTTTCCACGCCCGTGGTGAGAAATAAAAGATGGCGTGTTACCGTCGGAAATAGGAAGCTCGGTTCCCCGAGCGGGGGATAAGAATGCTGTGCGATAAGGCCGAGGACGGGGGGCTTGCAGCATAAAAAAGAAAGGCGGTGGCGGCATGGCAAAAGCAGGGTGTCATCCCAAATATGCGACGGTCGAAGAAATGCAGGCCGTCATTGACCAATACTTCGAGGATTGCAAGGGCGAGCCGATCATAGGGGACGATGGTATGCCAATCCTCGACAAATTCGGGCAGCCGTTTATCATTCATCAGCGCCCACCGACGGTGACGGGGCTCGCGCTTGCGCTGGGATTTACGAGCAGGCAGGCGCTGCTGAACTATCAGGCAAAGAAAGGATTCGTTGACACGGTTACGCGCGCGAAGGCCCGCATCGAGGCTTATGCCGAGGAACGGCTCTTCGACCGAGACGGTCAGCGTGGCGCGGAATTCAGCCTGAAATACAACTTCCGCTGGGCAAATGACGAGAAGAAGGACGACGGTGGAGAAAGCGTGTGCGGCGTGGCAGAGCTGCCCGCTGTAATGCCTGTTCCGCAGGACGCGGGAGGTGATGCGAATGGCGAAGCGTAGCGTGGTATGGAAGCCGCAGCCCAAGCAGGCGCTCTTTATGAGCCGCTGGGAGGATGAGGCTCTATACGGCGGCGCAGCCGGTTAGGCGGGGGGAAATCTGATGCGTTGGTCATCGAGGCATTGCGTCAAGTAGATATCCCGTATTACAAGGCGATCATCCTGCGAAAAACCTTCCCACAACTTGCCGAGCTCATTGACAAGACGCTGAACTACTACCCGCGTATCTATCCGGGCGCGCGCTACAACGGCAGCAGCCACACGTGGACATTCCCAAGCGGGGCGAAAATACTCTTTGGCTCGATGCAGTACGCAAAGGACAAGATCAAGTATCAGGGACAGGCGTATGACTTTATCGCATTCGACGAGCTGACCCACTTTACATGGGAGGAATATAGCTACCTCTTTTCCCGCAACCGACCGAACGGGCCGGGGACGCGTGTATACATCCGCAGTACGGCGAACCCCGGCGGTGTTGGGCACGGATGGGTCAAGGAACGTTTCATCACAGCAGCGCCGCCGATGAGGACCATCCGCGAGGATGCAGTCGTGCGCTTTCCAGATGGGCACGAAGAACATCGGCAGAAGAGCCGCATCTTTGTGCCGAGCACGGTATTCGACAATAAGATACTGCTCAAGAACGACGACAGCTATTTGACGCGCCTTGCGTCGATGCCGGAGGCAGAGAAGAACGCACTGCTCTACGGCGACTGGGACACGTTCTCCGGGCAGGTGTTTACCGAGTGGCGCAATGACAGCGAACACTACCGAGACCGCATCCATACGCACGTCATCGCGCCGTTTCAGGTGCCGAAGGAGTGGCCGATCTGGTGCGCCATGGACTGGGGCTATTCAAGGCCGTTTGCCATCGGCTGGTTCGCGGTCGACCAAGACAGGCGGCTCTACCACATCCGGGAATATTACGGATGCACGGGTGCACCGAACGAGGGTGTGAAGATGGAGCCGACGGCAGTGGCCCGCGAGATGAAGCGCATTGAGGCAGAAGACCCGAATCTTAAGGGGCGGCACATCTTCCGTGTGGGCGACCCCGCCATTTGGGGCACGCAGGGCACGGAGAGCATCGGTTCGCTCTTTGAACGCGAGCGCGTCTACTTCGAGAAGGGAGACAACGCCCGTATCGACGGCAAGATGCAGCTGCACAACCGATTTGCGTTTGATGAGAACGGCGTGCCGATGCTGTATATCTTCGATACGTGCAAGAATTTCATCCGCACGGTGCCAAACCTCGTCTACGACGAAAAGGATGTCGAGGACGTGAACACCGAGCAGGAGGATCATATCTACGACATGACACGCTATGTGTGCATGGAGAATCCCATTGCGGCGCGGGTAAATAAGCCGCCGAAGCTGGTCTTGTACGACCCGCTGGACATCAATACGCCGAGCTACGACAGATATGCGTGGTTCCAACACAACTAACAGGAGGGGAAGACATGGCAGGTACGAGAAAATTCCCGCAGACGCAGCAGCAGGCCGACGCGGCTGGCGCTGCTGCGATGTTGGATGCAAAGGCAGAAGCGCCGCTTGTGGGAGCATTCCGCGACAGCGACGCGGCGATGAACAGCGGCGCAGCCATCGGCAGCAAGGAGATCGGTGACGCCGTAGAAACGCTGCAAAAGTACAAGCAGGGCAAGAGCAACTTCGAGAACCGTATCATCAGCGAGGAGCGCTGGTGGAAGCTGCGGCATTGGGAGGATATCCGACGCGGGACGAAAGACGCGGGGGAATCTCCCGAGCCTGCGAGTGCGTGGCTGTTTAACTCGATCATGAATAAGCACGCCGACGCGATGGACAACTACCCCGAGCCCGTATGCCTGCCTCGCGAGCAGAGCGACGAGGAAAGCGCGCAGACGCTCTCGTCCGTGCTGCCGGTCATCATGGAATACAACGAATTTGACAGCACATACAGCTTCGAGTGGTGGGAAAAGCTCAAACACGGTGTGGCGATCTACGGCGTGTTCTGGGACAAAGAGAAAGACAACGGGCTCGGCGACATCGCTATCGAGGGCATTGACCCGCTGAATATCTTTTGGGAGCCGGGTATTGAGGACATCCAGAAGAGCCGCAACGTGTTTACGGTGGCGCTCGTCGACCGCGACATCATCGAGGACGAATACCCGCAGTTTGCGGATAAGCTCAGCGGCAGCAGCATTGAAACGGCGAAATACGAGTACGATGACACGGTGGACACGAGCAACAAGGTCGCCGTGATTGACTGGTATTACCGCAAGAAGACCGCAGACGGGCGAACGGTGCTGCACTACGCGAAGTTCATCGACGAGGAGCATATCATCTACGCCAGCGAAAATGACCCCGAATATGCGGAGGGCGGTTTCTACGAAGATGGCGAATATCCGTTCGTGTTCGATGTGCTATTCCCCGAAAAGGGCACACCTGCGGGGTTTGGGTATACGGCCATTGCAAAGGATCCGCAGCTCTACATCGACAAACTGTGGGGAAACATCCTCGAAACTTCAATGATGGGCAGCAAGCGCCGGTATTTCGCGAGTGAAAGCCTGAATATCAACGAAGAAGAGTTCCTTGATTGGCGCAAGCCGATCATCCACGTGTCCGGCCAGATCGACGAGAGCAGGCTCCGCGAGGTAACGACGCGCCCGCTCGATTCCATCTACGCGAATATCGTGCAGATGAAGATCGACGAGATGAAGGAAACGAGCTCAAACCGTGACGTGTCCAACGGCGGAACATCCAGCGGGGCGACGGCTGCGGCGGCTATTTCTGCATTGCAGGAGGCGGGCAACAAGGCAAGCCGCGATATGATTTCGGCGTGCTACCGCGCGCAGGCGAAGATCGTGAAGCTGTGCATCGAGCGCATGCGGCAGTTCTACGACGCAGCGCGCACTTTCCGCATCACAAATGAAATGCCCTACGAGTATGCGCAGATCGGCGTGAACGAGCTGGGCGATCAGGTGACGGGCGTGGATAGCCTCGGCAATGACCTGTTCCGCAGACCGGTCTTTGACATCAAGATCAAGGCGCAGAAGAAAAACCCATTCTCCCGCGCAGAACAGAACGAGCGGGCGAAAGAGCTGTATTCGCTTGGGTTCTTCTCCCCAGACAGGGCACAGGAAAGCATGATTGCGCTCGACATGATGGACTTCGAAGGGATCGACAAGATCAAGAGCCAGGTCAACGAAGGCGCGACGCTCTACAACGTCGTGCAGCAGCAGAGCGATCATCTGCAAAAGGCGCTCACGGTTATCCAGCAGCTTACGGGACAGGACATGGGCATCGGAATGACTGGCGGCACGCAGAGCGGTGGCACGACCCGCAAGAGCGGCAGCAGCGGCGGAATTGAGAGCAAGAACGCCGACGCACAGAACGCGCAGACACCGTACATGCAGAAGCTTGCCGAACAGTCTAAGCCGAACATGGACACGGGCAGCAGCGCGGCGATGCCGGGGGTGTAAGTGCATGACGATGGTTCACATCGAGCACGAAATCGGCCGCTACATGATCCTGTGCGAAGGCCATTCGGCGGACGAGAAATGCTGCAACTACATTACTGGTGTGATGTACGCTTTCGGTGGCTATGTGAAGAACATGGAAGCCGAGGGAGACTGCGAGGTCTACGGTTTTGAGATCGACGAGGGGGCGCCGCGCTTCCTCATCCACTGCGGCGGCGATGAGCGCATCGAAGCGGCATTCATCGCCGCGTGCATCGGGCTCAAGCAGCTGGAAGACACGAGGCCGGACGCGATCTTCGTGCACGTCAAAGAAAATTAAAAAAATTTTTCTCACCCGTGGTGAGTTGGAGGAAGCCGCATGTTACGCTTTAGGCGTGCGAGTGGCTTCCTCCTATTCATACGCCCGCGAGGGAGGGTCGGCGTTTTTCTTTATCTTTTCGCCGCTCTCCCCTCCCCTGCGGATAATAGGAAGCGCTGCACGGCCTACACGGAGGGCCAAATATCCGCGATTTGACAAGCAGGAGGGATACCATGAACCTCAAAACCACGCTTCGCGTGATCCTGAGCCTCTTTGACGGCGGCGCTGCCGCTGCGGGAGCCGCTGCCGGTGCATCGGGCGGCGCTGAGGGAGGCGCGAGCGCACAGGGCGAGACCACGAAGGCAAGCTCTTCTCCCACCCGGAAGGGCAAAACGGGCGAATACGCCAACGTCGTGTTCGGCAAGCAGGAGACACCTGACGATACGGGGGCCTCTTCTGGCGAGCCGAAGGGCGATGGCGCGAAGATGCAGCAGCGCGACGCCGGGGCTGCGGGAAAAGGCGGGGAAGACCTGAAAAAGGAGTTCCTTGACCTCGTAAACGGCAAATACAAGGACGTGTACACTGCGGAGACACAGCGCATCATCAATCGCAGATTCGGCGAGGAGAAGGCTAAAGACCAGAAAATCGCCGATTCGCAGCCCATTATCGACACACTGATGCGCCATTATGGCGTGACGGACGGCGATATGAGTAAGCTGCGTGCGGCTTTTGAGGGCGATGCGGCGCTCAACAGCGTGCTCTACAACGCGGAAGCGGAGAGCATGGGCATGAGCGTGGAACAGTACCGCGAGTATGCGCGGATGCAGCAGGAAAACGAAGCGCTCAAACGTCAGGAAGAAGACAGGCAGCGTCAGCAGAAAGCCGACGAGACATATAACGACTGGATTCGTCAGGCGAGCGAGCTGGTCGGCACGGCGGACGCGCCGGGCGAGTACCCTGACTTCGACCTCAAGCGCGAAGTCGCGGAGAATCCGCGTTTCATTGCGATGCTGCGTGCTGGCGTTCCTGTAAAAGACGCTTACGAGGTATCCCATTTAGGCGACATTCAGGCTCGTAGCGCGGCGAAAGCTGCGGCGGAGATGGAAAAGCGCGTGATGGACAATGTCCGCGCGAAAGGAATGCGCCCGAACGAGAATGGAACCACTTCCCAGCCGGGGGTCATTGTCAAGAGTGACCCGAGCAAATTCACGAAGGCCGACCGCGCAGAGATCGCAAGGCGCGTTCGGCGCGGCGAGCGCATCGTATTCTGATGCCCGCCTAATTTACCGACTGTAAGAAGGGAGACAAAACTCTATGAAGAAGTTCAAAGACATTTTCATTCTGCCCGTTATTCTGAGCCTGTTTGAGGGCCAGACGAACGTGACGACCGATGCCGGTCTCTCGGGCGAGATGAAGACCTACTACTGCGACACCCTGATCGACAACGCCGAACCCGAGCTGGTGCATGACCGCTTCGCGCAGAAGCGCAACATCCCCAAGGGCAAGGGCAAGGAAATCGAGTTCCGTAAGTATGATCCGCTGCCCAAGGCCTTGACGCCCATCACCGAAGGCGTGACGCCCAAGGGACGTAAGCTGTCCATGACCACGCTGACCGCGCAGGTCGACCAGTACGGCGATTTCGTCGAGATTTCCGATATCCTCGACCTGACCGCCATCGACAACAACCTGCAGGAAGCGACGGTGCTGCTCGGCTCTCAGGCGGGCCGCACGCTCGACACCATCACCCGCGAGGTCATCAACGGCGGCTCCAACGTCCAGTACGGCGAAGGTCAGGTGACGGGCCGTCATCTGCTCGTTGGCGGCGAGGCCGCGGGCAACCACTATTTCACGGTGCGCGCCGTCCGCAAGGCGGTTCGCTTCCTGAAAACCATGAACGCCCCGCGCTATGAGGGTTCTTACTGGGCCATCATTCACCCTGACTGTTCCTACGACATTCAGGATGACCCTGATTGGAAGCGCCCGCACGAGTACAAGGACACCAGCAACATCTACGACGACGAGATCGGCAAGATCGCGGGCGTCCGCTTTATCGAGACGACCGAAGCGAAGGTGTTCCACGCGGATGACCTGACTGAGGGCGCACGCGACCTGACCGTCAAGAGCGCATCCAGCAAGGTCCTGACCGTAAACGAGGCCATCACTACTGCTGACGCCGCAAAGTTGGCTGGCCGTGAGGTCGTCATCGGTGGTGCGCTCCTTGAGATTGAGAGCGCCTCGGCTGCGGGTGCTGGCAGCGCGACGATCACGCTGAAAGAAGCACCTGCTACCACCCCGGCGGCGTCTACCGCCATCTATCCGGGCGAAGCCGGTGCGAAGGGCCGCAACGTCTACTCCACCCTCATCATGGGCGCGGAGGCTTACGGCACGACCGAGCTGACCGGCGGTGGTCTTGAGCACATCGTCAAGCCGCTCGGCTCTGCCGGTACGGCTGACCCGCTGAACCAGCGTGCAACCGTCGGCTGGAAAGCAACCAAGGTCGCCGAACGTCTGGTTGAGGCGTATATGATTCGCGTGGAAACGACTTCCACGTTCGATGAGACCCCGCTGACCTAACCACCAAGGGGGCAGCTGTGAACGCCGCCCCCGCCACTGAAACGGAGGAAAGACCGATGAGCGAAGCAAAGAACGCCGTTGCGGCTGTGAACGCCGATCGCGCGGGCGAGGAGTACGTCAGCGTCCGCCTGTTCAAGGACAGCGGCAAGTACAAGGATGACCTGCTGGTGTGCGTGAACGGCGAAAGCTGCCTGATCCAGCGCGGCGTGACCGTGCAGGTCAAAAGAAAGTTCCTGTGGGCCATCCAGAACCAGATGAGACAGGACGCCTCGACCGCGAATCTCATCCAGACGATGAGCAGCGACTACGTTGAGAGTGCGAAAGCCCACAACGCGTAAGCGAATAAGACCGCGAGACACGAAAAATGAGTTGCGACACGGCGCAGCAAGGGACGAAAAAGTCGCTCTTGCTGCGCCGTTTTCCATAAGAGAGGTGACAACATGGTTATTGAAAATGCTTACGCGCTCGAAGAGATCAAGCTCGGGCGCAGGGGTGAGAATCAGGCACGCAAGGTCGTCTTTGACGTGCTGGGAAAGTGGCGCGAGGGCTACGGCGAGGGCGTCGCAAGCCTGATCGTGCAGCGAAACGGCGATGCGCAGCCGTATCCCGTGACGGTGACGGAAGAAGACGGCGCGCTCGTGTGGCTGGTATCGAACGTTGATACGGCGGTTGCCGGTGAGGGCGCGGCAGAGCTGCGCTACACCGTTGGCGATACCATTGTGAAGAGCCAGATATATAAAACACGCGTGCGCGAAACGCTGGAAGACAGCGGAGAGACACCGCCTCCGGCCTATCAAAGCTGGGTCGATGAGGTTTTGCAGGCGGCGGCGGATGCGGAGACGGCGGTTTCCAAGATGCCATACGTCGACGAGACCACGGGCAACTGGTTCAAGTGGGACGCCACGGCGGGCGCTTTTGCCGACACGGGCGTTGCCGCGACCGGTCCGCAGGGTGAAGTCGGCCCCAAGGGAGATACCGGCGCGCAGGGGCCCAAGGGAGAGACCGGTGCAACCGGTGCGACGGGGCCGCAGGGCCCCAAAGGTGAAACCGGCCCGCGCGGCCCACAGGGAGAGCAGGGCATTCAAGGCGAGACCGGCCCCGCTGGCCCGCAGGGACCCGTCGGCCCCAAGGGAGATACTGGTGACACCGGCCCGCAAGGGCTTAAAGGCGATACGGGTGAAACTGGCCCGGTCGGCCCGACAGGACCCATTGGCCACCAAGGAGAGACTGGCGAACGCGGGCCAAAGGGCGAGACCGGCGATAAGGGCGACAAGGGTGACGCCTTTACCTACTCCGACTTCACAAAGGAACAACTGGAAGGCCTGCGTGGCCCGCAGGGCATTCAGGGGCCCAAGGGTGAAAAAGGTGATACCGGCGACACTGGGCCCCAAGGTGAAAAGGGCGACAAGGGCGATACAGGCGAGACCGGGCCTCGCGGCCCGCAAGGCGGGCAGGGCATCCAAGGCCCGACAGGTCCGCAGGGCGAAAAGGGCGATACTGGTGCGCAGGGACCGAAGGGTGCGACGGGCGACACGGGCCCGCAGGGCCCGAAGGGAGACACAGGCAGCGGCTTCAAGGTGCTGGGCTATTACGACACGGCAGGAGCGCTGGACGAAGCCAAGCTTGCAACTGCGCAGCCGGGTGACGCTTACGGCGTCGGCACGGCGGAGCCTTACGATATCTACATCCTGAACGGCACGACGGGCAAGTTCATCAATAACGGCCCCCTGCAAGGTGCAAAGGGCGATAAGGGAGACACGGGAGCCCAAGGCCCCAAGGGAGACCAGGGCGACGTTGGCCCGACCGGCCCGGCTGGTCCTACCGGACCGCAAGGCGAAGTTGGTCCGCAAGGTCCTACGGGACCAGCGGGCGCGGATGGAGCCAAAGGCGCGGACGGGGCTGCCGGTAAGGACGGCGTGACCTACATCCCGAGCGTAAGCGATGCGGGTGTCATCAGTTGGACGAATGACGGCGGCAAGACGAACCCAAAGTCTGTAAGCATCAAGGGCCCTAAAGGCGATACCGGTGCTACCGGCGCAGACGGCGCGGCAGGCCCGCAGGGACTGAAAGGCGATACCGGCGAGACTGGCCCTCAAGGCCCTGCCGGCGCGGATGGAGCCGCCGGTAAGGACGGCGTGACATTCACGCCGAGTATGAGCGACGACGGCGACCTGTCGTGGACGAACGACGGCGGCAAGGCGAATCCGCAGACAGTGAACCTCAAGGGCCCGAAAGGCGACACGGGCGCACGGGGGCCTGCCGGTGCTGACGGCGCGAAGGGCGATACCGGCCCAGAGGGGCCGAGAGGGCCGCAGGGCAAAACCGGTCCGCAAGGTGAAACCGGTGCAACTGGGCCGCAAGGCCTGACGGGACCCCAAGGCAAGACGGGCCCTGCCGGGGCGGCTGGTGCGAAGGGTGCGACCTTTACCCCCGCTATGTCTGCGGCGGGAGACCTGAGCTGGACGAACGACGGAGGGCTCGATAATCCCGCGACGGTCAACCTCAAAGGCCCCAAGGGGGACCGGGGCGAAAAGGGGGAGCAGGGCGAGAAAGGCGCGACCGGTGCGACCGGCCCGCAGGGCCCCGCAGGCCCCGTCAATGTCCCCGCCACCACCTCTCTCATCAAGGGCAATGGCTCGGGCGGGCTGGTGGCGGCGACGCGTGGCAGCGACTATATCGCATCCGGCAACATTGTCAAGCAGACACTCGTGAGCACGGAGACCACGCCCACCGAGGACTACGCGATCAACTGGGTGTACGGCTAAGGAGGCGGAAATGGCTACATTTACTGTAGAGATAACGCCGGATTCTAGCAACGGGACTATCGCCCACGCAGTCGGAAAGTTTTCCGGAGGGTCAAGCAGCTATAAAGGTCAGCGGCGCATGGACGTTGCCGTCAGCGGCGTCGGGACATTTTCTGCGTTATCGCCGGAGACAAGCGGAGGCGAAAACACTTTTTCTCTCGACATCACGGGGCTGACGCCGGGGACAACGTACAACTGGAGCGCGTCACTCTACTACAAAAATACGTCCGGGGGTTGGGTGACAGCAGGATCGCAGTACGATAAATCCGGAAGCTTTACGACGAAAAGTAAAACCCCTACATTACCAAAAACGCTCGTCAACGGCACTGCTTACGACGTTAAGGGCGGGAAATGCCTCGTCAACGGCACAGTGTACAACATCCTCAAGGGCCGGACGCTTATCGGCGGGACGGGGTATGACATCACGTTCCCGAGCGCGGGGACGAAGCTGTCGGCGCTGGGCGTCGGGCAATCGGTGTTCACGAACGTCAGCGGTGTGAAGAAGGAATTCTTGGTCGTCCATCAGGGCTTGCCGAGCAGCTTGTATGACAGCAGCTGCGACGGAACATGGCTGTTAATGAAGGACATCTACGAGATGCGACAGTGGAACAGTAATTCTGAATTATTGTACGAAAATAGCTCTATCCACTCCTATCTAAACAGCACGTTCCTGAGCCTGTTTGATGCCAACATTCAGAGCGCAATTAAACAGGCGAAGATTCCGTATCTCAAAGGCGGAAAAGGCGGAAGTGTGCAGAGCGGCGCAAATGGACTGTCCTGCAAGGTGTTTCTTCTTGGAGGTTATGAACTCAACTTTAGAAATACATTTCCGGCGGATGGCGCGGGTTTAGACGGATTCGCAGAGAGCATCATCAATAACCCTGCCTACCTTGCCACTTATAACGGAACCCTCACCAAGTGGTGGCTCCGATCCATAACCACTTTGGACATTAATTATGCAGGATTAGTAAGAGGGTATACCTACGATAGTGCATCCGTAACAGAGAGCAACGGCATCCGCCCCTGCATCATCCTCCCGTCCGACGCCCTCGTGAACGAAGAATTCGAACTTATCGCTTAAAGGAGTGAAACTATGGTAACATACATCAAAGTCAACAACACCGAGTACCCCGCGATCATCACGGGCGAGCACAAAGACCGCACGTGGGGCGAGCGCGAGGTGAAGAACATCCGCCTGACGATGACCGCCAAGGACGCGGCGGCACTGCTGCCCGACAACACGCCGTGGAGCATCATACAGCGCGACACCGTTCCCAAGTACGATTCGGACAGCCAGCCCACGGGCGAGACCGAAGAGGTCGTCAACGAGTGGGACAACAGCGCGTACAGCCTGAGCGGGGCGATCACCGACCACCGCGACGGCACGGTGAGTATCAAGATGGGAAAGCCCACGGAATCCGAGCTTTCGGCGGCGACCGTAACGGCGCTGGTCGGTCAGAGCATCACGCCGCAGCGCGCGGCAAGGCTGCGACCGATGATCGAACAGGCCAGCGCGTCGCTCTCTGACGGCGAGGCGGCGACTGTGCCCGAGCTGTTCCCGCGCTGGGCGGATCACATCGGCGAGACCGTCAAGCCCGGCGACCGCCGCAGCGATATGGACGAAAGCGGCGTGCTGCACGTCTACCGCGTCAACAAAGGTCAGGGCCACACCACGCAAGAGAACTGGCCGCCGCACTCCACCCCTGCCATGTGGACGATCATCAACGTCGACCACGCGGGCACGCAGGATGACCCGATTTCGGCCGCTCGTGGTATGGAGTACACCTATGGTCTTTATTACAAAGACCCCGAGGACACTAAGCTGTACCTCTGCGAGCGTATCGGTGAGCAGTCCGGTAACAAAATCACTCTCCAGTATCTGCCGCACGAGCTCGTGGGGCAGTATTTCACGGAGGTCTAATGTATGAAAATGCTGAAAGCTATCCGTGACGCGGATGCGCTACGGCCTAACAAATTGAGCACGCCGCGCAAGGCGGAAATTCTCATGGTACTTGAGCACCGAATCGCCGAGATGATGGGGGAGGAAGCCCCCGTTCTCAAGGTGAGCGTGGAGGATGACACAGCAAGCGTCGATGATATGGAATTGCTGCTGCCGGACGGGCACAACGAGTGTTACCACCTATATCTGGCAGCGCAGCTCGACGCCTACAATCAGGACAGCGCGCTCTATGCCAACGACCACGCCATTGCCAACGATGCGGTGGCCGATGCTATGGCATGGTGGCGGCGCGAAAACCGCAAAGAAAGCAAGGGCAACTGGAAGGTGTGATGACAAGTGCCGACGACATTTCAGCTGGTGGAGACGACCTTCCCGAACGGCGAAGGCAAAGACACGCAGGAGCAGATCAACGGGGTCTATGACTACCTTTTCGTGCTTCTGGAACAGCTTCGGTATACGCTCTTCAATCTGGACGGGAGCAACATCAACCAGAATGCACTGAGCGAGTTTATCAAGAATATTTCCGAGCCGATCTACGCCAAGATCGAGGATACGGACAAGAATGTGAACGAGTTGTCTATCACGGCAAAAGGCCTTGCGGGACGCATCAGCGACGCAGAGGGGAATATCACGCAGCTCGGCGTGACGGCGCAGGGCTTGCAGGCGAGCATTTCGAGCCTTGACGGCAGCGTGACGAACCTGACGGCGGATGTCAACGGACTGCGCACGCAGGTGAGCGGGAAGATCGACGGCACGGCGGCGCAGACGCTCATCGACCAGAACTTGAATCAGATCACGTTGGCGGCAACGAGCGGCAGCAACGGCACAGTCTTTGCGCTGAACAAAAACGGCGTGCAGATCGCGAGCACGGGGACCATCGATCTACACGTCAAGGCAGTCAACATCGACGGCACGCTGACGGCGGGTGCGCTGCGCGGCGGGAGCGTGAGCCTGCTGGCCGGAGATACCCCTGTCGGCAGCATGGATCTTGCCTACACGGGCACGGGGCAGGTCGGCGTCGGTCTGACGGCGACCTATGGTGGCATGAAGATGCACGCAGCGGGAAATATCTTTCTTGAATCCGAGCTGGGGCCGTTTGCATTGATCGGAAAAGACGATGCCAGCGACTACCCTGTCGTCTCGCTCGGCGGCGGCTATCTGGTACTGAGCGGCAACTACATGTTCGGCGCTTCGCCGCCAAGTGCCGCGCCGTATGGTACGGTGTTTTTCCTTGAGGAGTGAGAGATGGCGAGCTTTTATTGTACGCTGTCACCGGTCGACGGAGACGGGACACAGCTCAGCGTCTACGCACGGTTTACTGGCGGCGCGTCGGATTACACGTATAAGCGCTTAATCGACATCCGCATCACGGGCATCGGGACGTTCTCGTTCGATTCGAGCGAGGTCGGCGGTGGGACGAGCACCTTTGTCGGCACGATAACAGGGCTATCGCCGGGGACGACATACGAATGGATATGCAACATGTACTACTGGGGCGGATCGTGGATCGTCTCAGATTACAGCGATTCCGGCACGGCAACGACGTACAGCGGCGGCGGCAGCGGAGGCAGCGCGAAGGCGGTCATCAACGTCGGGACGTATTATAACCCAAACTGGAAGAGATACCGTGCGATCGTCAACATTGGGACGTATTACAACACAAATTGGCTATCGGTTCGACCGGTCAACAATTACGGGAGCTATTCGCAACCCAATTGGAGGTAAAGAGCATGAATGAAAAGATCAAGCAGGAAGCGGCGCACGCGATGCGCCTGATCGGCATTTTGAACGTCAACGGTGATGCCGTCGACGTGGTGGCAGCGGTGCGCCAGTCGCTTCGCAATATCGTGACGATCTGCGATGCGACAGAAGCCCCGGTGGGCGAGGAAGGCGATACGCAGGGCGAAGCAAGGGGAGCGGTGAAAGATGAGACTGCCTGAGATCACGGCATATACGAACCGGCGCGTGCAGCAGGAGAAATTCGGCGGCATCAACCACACATTCGGCGCGGCGGGCGGCGAGCTCTACGACATGAAGAACCTGTCGGCGCGATACTTCCCGCTTCTTGCTCCCCGTGCGCGGCGCTATACCGTCCGCAAGGGTATGGGCAAGGCAAACGGCATTTTCAGCGCAGGCAAACTCTACGAGGTATACGGAACGAAGCTCTACATCAACGGCGAAGAGAAGACGATAGTCGCAGATAGCGAAAAGACTTTCTGTGCACTTGGCGAGCGCGTGCTCATCTTCCCCGACAAGATCGTGTGCGAAAAGGACGGCACGATCAAGCCGATGGAGGCGAGCTACGCCGCGGCGGGGCTGAAATTCGGGAATGGCACGTATGCTGACGAAAAGGCGGCAGCAAACAGCATCACGACGACCGGCGCGGCGTTCCCGTTCAACGTGGGCGACGCCGTGACGATCTCGGGCTGCACAAAGGAGACCTACAACAACCGCACACCCATCATCCGGGAGATCAGCGAGGACAAAAAGACGCTGCGCTTTTATGAAAACACCTTCCGCCTGCCCGACGGGCAGGAAAGCATCACGGAGCCTGGAACAGTCACGCTCAATCGCAGCGTGCCCGACATGGATTTTGTCTGCACGAACGAGAACCGCGTGTGGGGATGCAAGGGCGACAGCATCTTTGCTTCAAAGCTCGGCGACCCGTACAACTGGAACGTGTTTGACGGGCTCTCCACGGATGCGTTCAGCGTGGAGAGCGGCACGGCAGGAGCGTTCACGGCGTGCGTGAGCTATCTTGGCTACCCGTGCTTTTTCAAAGAAGACAAAATATTCAAGATGTACGGCACGGTTCCGACAAACTTCCAACTCATGTCAAGCGCGGTGCTCGGTGTGATGAGGGGCAGCCACAAGAGCCTCGCCGTGGCGGGGGAAACGCTCTATTACCTCTCAAAGGTCGGCATCATGGCGTACAGCGGCGGCATGCCGCGCTGCATCTCCCACACGCTGGGCGACGATGTGCGCCTCTCTGACGCGGTGGGAGGGAGCGACGGCCTCAACTACTACGTGAGCCTGAAAGAGGATGGCAAGGCGGCGTTGTACTGCTACAGCAGCGAGAACGGCGTGTGGCATAAGGAAGATACGCTTGCCGTGGTGCAAATGGCCTATTCGGGCGGTATCATGGCCTTAGTAGACGGTGGGTGCGTGCTGCTGGGGAATCCGGCAGATATCCCGACCGGCGCAACACGCGAGGGCGCTGTTATTAGCGAGGCGGAGTTTGCCGACTATGACGGCGGCTCATTCGACGCGAAGCACGTGCAGCGCGTTCGGGTGCGGCTGGAATGCGAAAAGGGCGCAACGGTCGTGTTCCTTGTCAAGTTCGACGGCGGCGCGTGGGAAGAGGTCGACCGCTGCGGGGCACAGGAGAAAGACGTTTTCACTCTCGACTGCCCGATCCGCCGCTGCGACCACTTTAGATTAAAAATCAAAGCCACAGGAGAATACCGGCTCTATGCGCTCGAGTACGAATACGTGACGGGCGGCAGAAAGTGAGGGGACAATGGCAGACAATTTCAAACACAAGAATACAGACCTGACGCTCATCAACGATTCGGGGGACCTTGATCTCATCCGGCAGTATACCGAGGCATACAACAAGGCCTATGCCGAGGGAGACAAGGCGGGCCAGCAGGCGGCGCACGACGCAGCGGAGAAAATCCGCGCGAAGTACGACTATTCCGGCGGCGTGGACGGCAGCGAGTACATCAAACTCGGCACGGGCGCGAGCCCTGCAAAGGCTGACACGAGCTGGCTCGATAAGCTGGGCGACAGCAACTACAACTACGATCAGAGCGGGCAGATCAGCGCAAAGCTCGACGCACTGCTGAACCGCACGCCGTTTTCCTATGATGCAGCGAGCGACCCGCTCTATCAGCAGTATCGCAAGCAGTACACGCGCGAGGCAGACCGCAGCGCTGAGGATGTGCTCGGCAAGGCGGCAGTGATGACGGGCGGGATGCCGTCCACGGCGGCGGTGGCAGCGAGCCAACAGGCGAGCGACTACCAGATGAGCCAGATGACGGACAAGATCCCCGAGCTACAGCAGCTTGCCTATAGCATGTATCAGGATAAATTGAGCGGCGACCGCGCCGACTTGAATACGCTGATTGGGATTGAGGACAACAACTACAACCGCTGGCTGGCTGACCGCAATTACCTCTATCAGCTCGCGCGCGATCAGGTGGGCGACCAGCAGACGGCGGATGCACTGGCGTATCAGAAGCAGCAGGACAAGCTCAACTATGACTACCAGAAGGAACGCGACGCCATCGAGGACGCACGCTATAATGCGGAATGGCAGTATAAATTGCAACAGGCCGCGCAGGCAGCGGCGGGGAAGGCAAGCGGCGGTGGCTCTCGCCGGACTTCCGGTGGCAGGACACGTAGCGGAGCTACCGGCGGATCGATGGACTACGAAGGCCTGTTTGCTGCGGCGCAGGCAAGCGGGAACCCCAAGAGCTGGCTTGCGCAGAAGGCTAACTACCAGAAGTACGGCTTTACATCTTCGAGCGGGCTCTATTCCGACTATGAAAACTGGCTGGAAGGTCAGAACGGTGGAGGCTCGAGCGAAGGCTATAATTCGAGCAATTTCAATGCGGCTATGAGCAGTCTGCGCACGATGCTTGCACAGGGGCGTACCGATTATGCTGTCGGAGGTATTGATTCTTTCTGGGATAAACTGAGCGACGAGCAGAAGGCGCGCGTGCAGAAGATGCTGAACGAATACGGGCTGACTTACACGGAGGACTGATATGGGAAAGCTGGTAGCACTGAACACCAATAACGAAGAGAAGAAATTAAAGACCGAGCAGTCAATTGCGACCACTGTTGCGCAGGGACGGCGCGGGAAATTGATGCAGACCGGGAGCGCGAGCGCCCCGGTCTCTTCTCCACCTACAGTATATCGCACGAGCCCGGTGAAGACGACGCCAGTGACGCGGCAGAATGTCGTGATGCCGAAGACGCCCACGCAGGGCGGCGCAAGCCCGATGTTCCGGCAGCAGAATGTCGTGACGCCGAAGAACCAGAATGCGCTTGCGCAGGGCCTCGGCAAGGGCGCTTTGCAGCAGCAAGAGGCGAAGAACTACCAGAGCGAAAAAGCCTTCAATCAGCATGTGAAGGACGTGAAGCCGCAGACGGTCACGCAGCGCGTCGGGAATACGCTCAAGGGCGCGGCGAAGACCTACGGCGCTGGCTTTGCCAATCTCAGCGGCGTGGCGGCGCAGGGGCAGGGCGGCACAGCGATGTCGCCGGTCTATCGCGCTCAGGCGGAGACGCTGGACCAGCAGATTGCGGCATTGGAAGCGACGCTGAGCGACCCGTCGATGACGGCACAGGATATTGCCGACACGAAAGAGGCGATTGCTATCGCTCGCAGCGAGCGTGAGAAGTACGGCAAGATCATCGAGAGCGGGGAAAGGGCCGCAGCGGGAGCCTATGACATCGCTGACAGGCTGGCAGACAGCGGCGCAAAGGATATCAATAAGGCGAAAAGCGGGCTGGGCAAAGTCGGACAACTCGCCGTTGACGCGGGTGTCGCGGGTGCGCAGATGGGGATGGATATTGCCCTCACGCCTTTTATGGGCGGCAGTGCGCTTTTCCCGATGTTCATGCGCAGCGCGGGCGGAGGCGCGCAGCAGGCGCGCAGAGCGGGCGCAACGCATGAACAGCAGGTCAACTATGGCCTTGCGAGCGGTGCACTCAGCGTGGCAACCGAGAAGATCGGCAACGCGGCAGCGCCGTTCAAGAAAATGTTCGGCAGGGGCTTTTTAGATAGCGTCATCGAGCGCACGATGTCGGGGCTCAATAACAGCGCGGCGGGCAAGATCGCGCTGTCGTTCATTGAAGAGGGCGGCGAGGAAGTGATCGAGGATCTTGTCCAGCCCGCGCTGCAGATGATCTACAACGGCAAGACGCTCGGTGGGAGTTACAGCGAGCTGGAAGCGGCGGAGGTTCTGAATGACTTCCTTGTTGGCGGCATTCTCGGCGGTATTGGTGGCGGCGTGGAAGCTGCGGCAAACCGATTCGCGCGCTTTGATAACTCCCTGGGTGAGAGCGGGCGAAAAGCGATTCGCGGCTCGTATCAGGAGGGCGAGGACACGGCACAGCACGTGAAGGACTTTATCCCTGCCTACAATGCGGGCGTGGAGGGAAAGGCGAACCCGAACCCGACGAATGAGACGGCCTATGCAGGCTATGTCGCGGGGCAGAACGACGCGAAGAAAGAGGCAGGAACGGGCGAGCATATTGACGGCCGTACGAAGGAAAATGTATCGAGCAGAAATGTAAACGCTTTCCAGTTTGACCACCCCGAGCTGCACGGTTATTACAGTACGGCGGCAGAGCAGATCGCCGGTATCGCTGATATAAGCCTTTCGCGCGGACAGCAGAAGGGCGCGCGGCAGCGGACGGCAAACGGATACCAGAGAAACAATCAGATATTCGAGACCCCCGCCATGCGCAAGGCGATGAACGAGGGCCTGACGCGCACGCAAATCATTGATGCAGCGCAGCGCATCATCAACGATAATGGACAGGAGAATGTCAAAGCGGCGAAAACGCTCGAGATCGTTCTTGACGACATGCTGACGAATGGGTACACTGCTGTTGATGGAACGGCGGTTGCCCCCAATACGGATTATATTGCAGCAAAGCAGCGGATCGCAGGCGCAGAGGTGCAGGCGACCGGCTTTGACAAGTATGTAACTGACAACCGACTTGCCCTCGAGACAGGAGATGTGACAATGGATGAGCTGCGCACAGAATATGCGCAGCAGGAAGGAGCCGAACATGGAGAAGCAGTACATTTACGCAACGGCAGCGAACGGGATAACGGTGCGGATCCCCGCGGAGAAGTACGAGGCGTGGAAGAAGGCGCAGGACGAAATCCGGGCCGGAAGGAAGGGCGACACTTCGCAGACAGCGAAGCAGCTTCGCTCGATTATGGAGAAAAAGTAAGCACTGCGAGCTTCGGCATCGGCAGAGGCGCATTCAATGACAGCGTCTATCTTGTGAAGAACGAGACGGCGGAAATGCGCAAGGCGAAGGACCTCGCCAAAGAGCGCGGCCTGCGCGTGACGTTTTTTGCCGGAAATAATCTGACGTTCCGTGACAAGAGCGGGAAAACGTTCCAGGTGCGCGGCTACGTTTCAGGTGACCGCGTATTTATCCGTGCGGATCATCCGGAATTTACGTCGTACCAGATCATGCGGCATGAGGCCGGACATGATATGATCGCAAAGGGCGAAGTCGATTTGAACGAGGTACGCACGCGCATCGATAAGACCTTTACCGGCGGTGAGGTCGACTCCCTCTGCACGGCGTATGCAGACGCTTATGCCGGCACCGAAATGACGGCGCAGGAAATTTGGGAAGAGGTGGTTTGCGACAGCCTCGGCGATATGAACATTTTCGCCGACAGTGAGATCAGCGATGCGGCAGCGTTTCTTCTTGCGCATATCAATGTGGAGAGCGAAACCGTTGCGCAGGAAAGCACGCGTGCGCCGCCAAGCAAAATAAATGGCAGGGCGAGCATTGAAGAGGCTGCCGATGGCAAAAAATATGTCCGCGCCGACAGACAGGTCATTTTTGGAAATGACCCGCAGAGTTGGAGCGAACAGCTGGAAGACTATATTAACGGGAAAATCCGCCGTGGACAAGACGTTAAGCTTATCGGCGCGGATGGCGACGAATTGGTTCTGACTGCGACCTCGGCAGGGAAACTGAGCGACAACCACACCAGCGATGGGCGTACTATGAGCGAGGCGGCATTTGAGCGAAAAGTAAATGCAGCATCGCATATTGACGAGTTGGCGCAGGTTTCTGTCAAGGGGGACAGGAACGTTGTAGATCATAACAGTCGACATGGAGACATGGCAAGTAGCGGTTGGAATTATCGCACGGCGTTTTTCAAAGACTTTGACGGGAAATATTACAAGGTTACGATATCGACGGCGCAGAGCGCAGACGGTAAGATGATCTATAATATTGGGCAGATGCAAGAAAGAAGCATCCCCCAAATTAATGGCTCTTCCGCTGCGGACAGCGGCGCTCTGCGAGGGAATGCTTCTGTAGATAGTCTATCTCGTGGCGTACAAAATGTCAAGCTGAAGTTCAGCATGGAAACGCCGGTCGAAGAGACTGACAAACTGATCGCCGTCCACAACAAGGATGAGGCCAGCATCATGTCCGCGCTGAAGCTGGGCGGCCTGCCCATGCCCTCTATCGCCATTGTAAAAGCCAGGGACGGGCACACCAAGTACGGCCCCATCTCCCTTGTGTTCAGCAAGGACACCATCGACCCGCAGCTATTCCGCGCCAACAAGGTGTACGGTGGCGATGCCTGGACGCCGACAGCTCCGCGAGTAGATTACCCCGTGAACAGCAAAAAGGCATCCCAGGTGGAGCACGAGCTGCACCGGCTGGCCGGGGATGTCTCCGTGGCCGGGGGCATCTTCGGGAACAGCGCCGCCCTGCGCTCTATGGGCATCGACAACACCAGCACCAGGAGCACGGCAGAGATGGCGGAGAAGCTGGCCTCCACGGACACGGTGCGGGCGGCCTATCTGGCAGACCAGGGCAAGAGTCTGGAGCCGGTGAAGATGGACAAGGTGTGGGACAAGTTCGGTAACGACACCCTGCAAAAGGTGGTTGACCGCCTGGGCGTGAACACGCTGGCTGAAATCGAGGCCAACCTGGAGACCGGTGAGAGCGTGAAGGACGCCCTGGGCGAGAATGCCGAGGTCATCCGCGACATTCTCCGGGACTACTACCGGGAACAGGGCGAACCCATGCTCCGCAGAATGGCCGTCAAGAGGCATTGGACCGACGCGGAGATCAACGAAAGACGGCAGAACCGCATCGACAATTCCATGGACGGCGTTTCCATCTTCACCCTGGAGGACATCGTTCACCACGCATGGGATATGTACCAGGACGGCGGCGCGACCAAGGGCGAAATTGACCGGATGGCTACCTCTGACGCGCTGCGCAGCTCCGTGGATGACCACGCCGTTGAGGAGTGGATTGCCGGGAAGCTGGACGGCCTGCTGGGCGAGGCGGGCATCTACAATGGCAAGGACCCCTACACCCCCTCCGGCAATCTCCGCAGCTTCTCGCAGCTCCACTATGCCTACACCCTGGAGAACATCGTCAAGGCGATGAAGGAGGGCCAGGAGGAGCGCGGCGGCAACACCTGGGGCGCAAGCGCCAAGACCCTGCAATCCGTGGCGACGCCGGAATACCGCAGCATCCAGGAGATCAAGGCGGACAGTGGGCGGCTGGGCATGGACGAGGGGACCGAGTATGAAGCAAAGCTCCAGGCCATTGATGACCAGATCGGCAGCATCATCACGAAGATCAAGCAGGGAAACAAGGCTCATTCCGACAATTCCTTCGTCGAGAGCGACATCATCGGCAGCATCCTGATGGAAACGTCCAAGGGCAAGAGGACGGTGGACGCTATCATGCGGGCCTTCTCCAAGGAGGGGTACAAAATCAGCAGCCAGACGGCCCAGGACATCCAGGCCGTCTACCAGGAGGCGGCGGAAATGCCCACCGGCTACTTTGAGGCCAAGCCCCAGCGCGCCGTTGGGTTTGACGAAGTTTTGGCAGCGGTGATCCCGGACAACAGCAGCGACCGTCTGAAAGCCGCATTGCAGGATGCCGGGGTCAACACGGTGGAGTATATCGCCGGAGATGAGGCGGACCGTTTGGAAAAAGTCAACAGCGTGGATGACGCAGCATTCTCCCGCGAGATCCCTGAGGCAAACTACGAAACGTTGAAAGAGAAGTACGGATATATCCCGGCGGGCGAGCGTGCATACCGCGAAGTGCAGGTACCGAAGAAGACGGCGGATGACAAATACGTCAGCCGCACGATCCGCACGGTGCTGGAAGCAAAGGCCACGCCGGACGCAATGGTGCCGACGTTGGAACGAATGGTGGCAAAAGGAGAGTTCTCCTACGGCCGCTATACGGACAAGCAGGCCATTAGTGACGCAGAAAGCCGCATAAAAACCGAGGGTTGGCAAAAGACCTTGAACAAGTGGAAAAGTTCCACCAAAGAGGGAATCAGCAAGGAGAACACGGCTATTGGCTGGGCACTCTACAACAATGCAGCGAACAGCGGTGATGTTGAGACAGCTATCGACGTGCTCGACACCATCGTAAAGCGCCAGAGAAATGCGGCACAGGCGTTGCAGGCAACGCGGCTGCTCAAGCAGCAGGACCCCGGTACGCAGCTTTATGCGGCGCAGCGCAGCGTGGAGAACTTGACAGAAGATCTCAAAAAGCAGTACGGGGAAAAGGCTCCTGATCTTAAAATCGACCGCGACCTCGCTGAGGAGTTCCTGAACGCAAAGGACGACGATGCGCGCACCGAGGCGATGAAGGAAATCTATCGCGATATCGGCAGACAGATGCCGAGCCGCTTCATTGACAAATGGAACGCTTGGCGCTACCTTTCGATGCTTGGCAATCCACGCACGCATGTGCGCAACATCGTTGGCAACGTAGGATTTGTTCCTGCTGTCACGGTAAAGAACGTCATCGGCGCAGGCATTGAGAGCGCTGCGAACGCGGTGAGCGGCGGCAAGGTCGGACGCACGAAGGCAATCCTGACGACGAAGGACGCAGGGCTTATCAAGGCGGCATGGAGTGACTATGCCAACATTCGCGAGCAAGCTCTCGGTAGCGGCAAGTACAATGATAATGTCAAAGTGCGACAGGAAATCGAGGAAGGGCGCACGATCTTCAAACCGAAACTGCTGGAAGCGATGCGCAAATTCAACAGCACGGCGCTGGATGCGGAAGACGCATGGTTCTCTAAGCCGCATTACGCGGCGGCGCTGGCGCAATTCTGCAAAGCAAATGGCATTACCGCGGAGCAGGTCGCTGGCGGGAAAGGCATTGGAGCGGCACGCGAATACGCGATCAGAGAGGCGCAGAAAGCGACCTATCGAGACACCAATGCGTTTTCACAGATGATCTCCGATCTCGGCAGATACCGCGGGGATAACAAGATGAAACGCCTCGGAAGCACCCTCGCCGAAGGAATCCTGCCGTTCCGCAAGACACCAGCCAACATTCTGGTGCGCGGCGTGGAATACAGCCCTATTGGTTTCCTCAAAAGCATAAGCTATGACCTTGTGCAAGTGCAAAAGGGTAATATGCAGGCGACCGAAATGATCGACCGGGCCGCCGCCGGTCTGACCGGCACGGGGCTGATGATGCTCGGCCTTTATATGGCGAAAGAGGGCATTCTTCGCGGCAGCGGCGGTGATGACGAGAAGAAGAAAAAGTTCGACGAGCTGCAAGGACATCAGGAATATGCGATGGAGCTGCCAAATGGCACGAGTATTACGCTGGATTGGCTTGCGCCGGAAGCGCTTCCGTTTTTCGTTGGGGCAAACCTTTACGAGCAGATGCAGGCGAACAACGGGTATCTCACTATGAGTGATATGCTTCAGGCAGCAAGCAACGTGACGGACCCGCTTCTTTCCATGAGTTGTCTGCAAAGCCTGAACGACGTTTTTGACGCGGTGGGGTATGCGTCCTCCGGGGACACAAACGCACTAACCAGTGCGGTAGCAAGCGCGGCGACGAGTTATTTGACGCAGGGTATCCCGACGGTCTTCGGGCAGGCGGAGCGCACGGGCGAAAGCGAGCGCATGACGACCTATACGGATAAGAACAAATTCCTGACGCCGGATATGCAATATGCGCTCGGCAAGGCCAGCGCGCGTATTCCGGGCGTTGACTACGGGCAGATTCCCTTTATCGACGCATGGGGGCGCACGGAAAACTCCGGAGGCGTGGTCGCGCGGGCATTTAACAATTTTGCGAATCCCGCGTATACCTCGAAGGTAAGCGGCAGCAAAATGGAAGATGAATTGAGCCGCCTGTATGAGGCGACCGGTGAAACCAAAGTCCTGCCGCAGCGCGCACCGAAATCTTTTACCGTGAATAAGGAAAACAAACAGTTGACCGGCGAGGAATACGTCAAGTACGCCACAAAGCGCGGGCAGACTTCCTATAAGATCGTCAGCGAGCTCACGGGACTTGCGAGCTATAAGTCCATGAGCGACGGCGATAAGGCAGATGCCGTTGCGAAAGCCTACGAATATGCCAACATCGTTGGGAAAATGAGCGTGAGCAATTACCAAACGGACGGGTGGGCGGCAAAGGCCATAGATACCGTCAAAAAAACGGGCGTTTCAGAAGCCCAGTATATTGCGCTCTATCTGGCGAAAGGCGGGATCAAAAGCCTGAAGGACAAAAACGGTGACACCATCAGCAACAGTGAAGGCTTGCAGATCATGGAGCTTGTTTATCAGCAGAAGGGGCTTTCCGATAAACAGCGTGCAGCCCTCTTTGAGGACTTCGGCGTCGGAAAGAGCATTCGCCATTGGAACCGCGCGAGGGTGGACGAGCAGCTTGCAATCATGAGGAGGAAAGCGACGTAAAGAAAAAGAACCTGTCGGACCACCGACAGGTTCTTTTGCCCCGTGGTGAATTTGCGGAGGCGGCATGATAGGCTCAATGGAGAACACCATAAAAATAAGGGGGCGTGAAAAATGGACAATGCAAAGCACTACGATGACGCAGAGATCGCTCTGATCGAAAGCCGATGCAAGAGCAATACGCATCGGATCAACGAATTACAGGAGCATCAAACGGCACTTGACAGGCTGGCAACGTCAGTCGAAGTGCTGGCGACCAAGCAGGAGACCGTCGAGGGCGATGTCAAAGAGATCAAAGAGGACGTGAAAGCCATCACGGGCAAGGCGGGGAAACGCTGGGACAGTCTGATCGACAAAGCTCTCGCGGCGCTGGCGGGCGCGTTTATCGCGTGGCTGCTGTCGGGGGTTGCCTTATGAAGAAGCTGAGAAAGCGGGACAAGTACGTCATCGCGGCAGTGCTCAACCTCTGCTGGTACTGCATTGCGGTGCTCGTATTGACCGCTCATGACAAAGTAGTGCCGGACAGCCTGACCGTCGCGTGGTTCGCTGCGTGGACGGCAGAACTCGTCCTGCTGGCGGGAATCAAAATCAAGGGAAAGGACGAATAACATGAACGAATTACTGAACAAGAGAATCGCAAACCTTCTTAGCGTGAAGAGCCTTGTGACGATTGCGCTGACGGCGACCTTCTGCGTGCTGACAGTACAGTCGAAGGTGACGCAGGAATTCAACACCGTGTACCTCATGGTCATCGCGTTCTACTTCGGCACACAGAACGCGGCGGGCAGCGCGAAGGGAGAGTGAGCGGTGTGAATATCCGCAAATATCCCGCGAACGCGGGCAACGTCGGCGGCACGCGCGCGGCGGGCGCGATCAAGTACATCGTGATCCACTACACCGGCAACGACGGCGACACGGCGGCGAATAACGCGAAGTACTACGCGGGCAACGTCGTGAAGACCAGCGCGCACTACTTCATCGACGAGAAGGAGATCGTACAAAGCGTGGATGACCTGCGCGTTGCGTGGGCGGTCGGTGGGAAGAAGTACCCGTCTTGCCCGCAGACGGGCGGCGGGACGCTGCACGGCCGCTGCCTGAACGCAAACAGCATCAGCATTGAGCTGTGCGATGAGAAGAAGAACGGCGTATACGCGCCGGGCGCGAAGACCGTCGCGCAGGCACTTGAGCTGACGAAAGCTCTGATGAAAAAGTACAACATCCCCGCGAGCAACGTCATCCGCCACTTTGACGTGACGGGTAAGCTGTGTCCCGCGTACTGGTCCGGCAGGGAGAACGCGGGCAAGTGGGAAAAGGAGTTCAAGAGCAGGCTTGTGGAGCCGGACTACCGCGAAGTGCTCAAGAAGCGCGCGGGGCTGCTCGATCCGACGCTCGACTACCTCGCGGCGTACAAGTACGGCAGTGACCTGATTCGCAAGCTCGCGACGATGAAATAATTGTGCCCGAATCGGGCACGGAAAGGAAAACGGGCGGGAGGCCTGCAATGTCTCCCCTCGCGTGAGCGCTCTGCAAGCCCCGGTGCACAGCATGGACAAGCAGCACCGAGCGATTCGCGCACAGTTATCCTCTATGGCCCCCAAGCGGGCCGTGGCGTATATCTTATCGTTTGAGCTGCCGCCCGATGAGGCGTACTGCCTTATTGAATGCGATGTGCGCGGGAAGAGCCGCGTCGAAGTCGCGGAGACGCTGCACGTCTCACCGGAGTACGTGAAGACGCGGCGACGCCGGGCATACAGCAAAATCGCGGACGGTATCAAAAACGCATAAAGAAGAGACCCTACAAAGACCTTTTTCAGGCTCTTTGCGGGGTCTCTTTTTCGTTATCATTGAGGCAACAAAAGGAGGTGCGCGCATGGGATATTTCGGCAACCTTTATCAGATGGGGTATAACCCCTATTCAGGATATGCCCCTGCAAGCCCACAGAACGGCGCAGGAGCGATGCAAGGCTTTGCGGGTCAAATTACCCGCGTGAACGGAAGAAATGGCGCAGAGGCGTTCAGGCTCGCTCCGAACAGCTCTATTTTGCTGATGGACGAGAACGACCCCATTGTCTGGCTCAAACAGACGGATGGTGCGGGGTATGCCACCGTTACGCCGTACACAGTCGCGCCGTATCAGGCGGCTGCGCCGGTAGACGTCAACAGTCTTGAAAACCGCGTGAAGAGATTGGAGGAAATACTCAATGCCAAATCCGATGATGCAAATGCTGATGGGCGGCGGAAGCAGAAGACCGAATAATCCCCTTGCGATGATCGGCGAATTCCGCAAATTCGCTGCAGGCATGACGCCTCAGAAAGCGCAGCAGGAGATTGAACGCCTTTTACAGTCTGGGCAGATGTCTCAGGCTCAGTTCCAGCAGCTCCAGGAACAGGCAAAGGAGTTCGTGCAATTTCTGAAATAAGCCGGTGCGCAACGGTTTATTTATAAAATTCTTTCAGGAAGGAGTTTTGACACATGGATAGTGGTATGTCTCTCAGCGATATCGCCGCGGTCACCCGCGGTGCGAACGATGAGAACGGCTGGGGCTCCGGTTGGTTCCTCATTGTCGTGCTCTTCCTCTTCATGTTTGGCTTTGGCGGCAACGGATGGAACCGCCAGGGCGAGTTTGGCCAGTACGCCACGGCCGCATCGCAGCAGGAGATCCTTTTCGGCCAGCAGTTTGGCCAGCTGAACGACCGCCTGACCAACATCGGCAACGGCATCTGCAATCTCGGCTACGAGATGCAGGGCGGCATCGGCCAGCTGGGCAAGGAAGTCGCGCTCGCGCAGAACGGCACGAACATGACCATCATGCAGACCGGCAACGACATCCAGCGCCAGATGGCAGACTGCTGCTGCACCACGCAGCGCGGCCTTGACGCCATCAACGCCAACATCGACGCTAAATTCGCAGCGCTCGAAAAGAGCCAGCTCGAAGGCCGCATCGCACAGCTTGAGCAGGCCAACAACCAGCTCTATCTGCGCGAGCAGATGTGCGGTGTCGTGCGCTATCCCAGCGGCTACACCTACAGCGCGGGAAACTCCCCGTTCTGTGGCTGCGGTTGCGGAAACGGCAACATTTGACGCCCTATTCGGCGAGGTAAGCGGGGCGGCAACAGCTGCTCCGCTTTTTAATTTTTTAGGAGGGTAAAAATATGAGTAAGTCTGCAATTTACACGACCAACGTCAGCAATCCCACCGTGCCGGTCGGCGGCATCGTTCCGGTCGGCTCGACGACGCGCCGCTATGGCTGCAACATCCGTCAGGACGGCAACGCGATTACGCTGTGTGGACAGGGCTATTACCTTGTCAATGTCAGCGCGACAGTCGCACCCACGGCTGCCGGTACGGTCAGCCTGACCGCACAGAAGGACGGCGTCGCCATCATCGGCGCTACGGCAGCTCAGACGGTCGCAGCAAACGGCGTGGCAAACCTCACTATTACGGCTATTATTCGTAACGCCTGCGGCTGTGACGGCTCTCTTCTGTCGCTGGCGCTCGACGGCGTGGCATCGGTCGTCAACAACCTTGCGGTCACGGTCGAAAAACTGTGAACGACGATTCAGATGCTCTGCTGCTCGGGATAATTTTGCTGCTATTTGCTAATGCCATAAATAATGTCGAAGCTGCAGAAAGCGAGGAAGAAAATGAAACTCATTGAAAAACTGTCGGCGATGGTCGACGAGGAAATCGAGGACGCGATGAAGTACGCGAAATGCGCCCTCGAGTACAAGGACGAATGTCCCGCTCTTGCGAAGACGTTTTACGAGCTTTCCGGCGAAGAGATGCATCACATGACGATGCTCCACGCCGAGGTCGCTGGCGTCATCCAGAAGTACAAGCAGGAGAAAGGCGAGCCGCCCGAGGGCATGAAGGGCCTCTATGACTATCTGCACAGGAAGCAGATTGAGAAAGCTGCAGAGGTTCGGACGATGCAAGGGATGTTTCGCGAGGGATGAGCGAGCCTAAAAAATGATGCACTATTAGCCAAAAAGGCCTCTGCCCGCAATGGGTAGAGGCCTTTTTGGCGAGGGTAACGGCGGGGGTAACAGGATAGAAATATTGGGCATAATCGAGAATTTGCCAGAATAGTCTAAATATGAAAAAACCTCGAAACCGCAACGGTTTCGAGGTTTTTCTTGGTCCGAGTGGCGAGACTTGAACTCACGGCCTCTTGACCCCCAGTCACCGAAAAACGACGGAATATCAACGGGTAATCGTTCGATGGGGGTAACGAGGGGGTAACAGAAAAATTATATTGCATCGGTGATTTTTCGAAGGTCGGTGAGGTTGACATCCTGATAATACCGCAGCATTTCGGGGCTTGCGTGACCGATCAGCTCGAGTTTGTCCTTGTCCGATGCCTGAATGTTTTTCATCAGTGTTGCGAACGTATGACGGCATGTATGGGGGGAATACTTGTGCCGCTTGTTTTCGATTGGATTGTCAATGCCGATTGCCTTTAATGTGGGATAGAAAACCTCGTCGCGGAAATAGTCATACCTGAACGCTTTTCCTTCTTCGTTACAGAACAGCGCGCCGGATATCTTATCTTTCGACAGCCGATCTATGATGGGCTGAATCTTGGGTGATATCGTGACGGTTCTATTCTTGCCCGCTTCGGTCTTGATACCAGCGCGAAGCACCTTTTCTCTCTTGTCGTAGTTATCAATCGACAGGCCGAGAAATTCTGTAGGGCGGAAGCCGAGGTAACACATGCAGTAGATATAGTCGGCGTATGGAATCACGCCGCACGCCTCTTTTATCTTCTCGATCTGGTCGGCATCAAAGCTCGCACGCGGCGCGGCGTTTTCACCGGTGACGGTGAGATACGGGGCCATACTCATAGGGGCGTATCCGCGCGGAACGGCATACTTGTAGATCAGGCTGCAAACGGTGCGCATATTCTTTTTTGTCTGTTTGGCACGCGGGCAGTCATCAATGCATTCTTGGATGTCATCAATCTCGACCGCGGCCAGCTTCATAAATTCGATCGGTGCAAAATACTTTTCGGCAGCGGCGTAGCAATTCAGCGTGGACTTGTCGGCGCGATGCGTTGGGAACCAAAGCTCATATGCCTTGCGCCAAGTGATATCCTTTTCACGGGGCTTTTGCGTCCGCAGCATAGGGATATATTCTAAGGCTTCTCGTTTTGTGCGGAAGCCGCATTTTTTCGCTTTCACGCGGGTCAGCTTGCCGTCTTCTTCACGGTAGCCTTTGGTGATTTCGGCTACCCATGAAGAGCCGCGCTTATAGACCGTCCCCGTCCCGTTGCCGCGCTTTGTGGCTTTTCGGTCGACGGATGCTTGCTTTTTGCCGCACATAGGACAAAACAGCGCGCCATCCGGCAGCGCTGCTTTACATTTGATGCAATTCGCCATGTCAGCCCCTCCAAAATCCGTAATCGGCGCAATGCAGATCGATATACAAGCACCATACAGCCAGCAACACCACCATAATAAACAGAATTAAAATTACGCCGTTTCGGATACGGACACCGCGCCGCATGATCTCAATGGTATCAGCCTTTGCGTCAACATGGCGTTCCAACTCATCATTGCGCGCCTGCAAAGTTTCCTCGGTCGGCGTCAAGTGTTCGGAAATTCCGAATATTTCATCAAGGGATATGCCGAGCACCTTGCAGATCGGCGCGACGGTATAAATGGACGGGGCTTTCGACAGCTTGGAAAAGAAGTTCTGGACGGTGGACAGCGGCACGCCGGAAGCGTCGGAAATGTCCTGATAGGTCAGTTTCAGTTCTTCTTTACGGATTCTACACAGCTCTTGAATGTTCATTTATATCACCTTAACTTTTCCGGTTTTCGTACTTTTGGGGTGCCAAAAGTGGGTCTGTCGAACGCGGTCGAATGCCGTCGTGTTGCAAGGTCTTGGTATTGAAGTGGTAAGGTAAAGCGCGATATGGTCAAAACAAGCAGCGGCGACCGCTCCCCGCTGCTGCCGAAAAGCCCTCGCCGGTGTTGCAGAGGCGGCGAGGGCTTTTACTTAAATATCCGGGAAAGAATCTTTTGGCACTATATCAGTGCTCATATTCCCGTTGGATACTTTATAGAGAGTAAGCGTCCAACCGTAAACCATCTCGTCATCTGCGGTAAATTCAAACATTTCGTTGCATTTGAAGTACTCGGTGTTTTCACCAAACTTATATTCTTTCCCGTACCAGTCCGAACCATACGCATAATAGATTTCGTATGTCCCGAGAGGAACATCTACTTCGGCACTTTTTGCCGACACGAGGAAAGACATCGCTCCGTTAGATATTGCCTCTCTGTCGATTGGGTTTAGCACGATATAGAAATTTGAGCCGCCGGCGGTTTGTACTGTCAAAGGTGCGACCTGATCGCCAGACGGATATGTGACAATCTGTCCGTTTTGAATGGGCACAGGCTGCAATGGAACGAGCCTGCCGCCCCCGCCGCCAGTTGTTTCAGTTGTTGACTTTATTGGTGGGGTGTCATTCATGTCAGATTCTTTCAAAGGGACATCTTTTTCGATTGAAATCCAGATGACCCCGCAGATGACGAGCGCGAAGCACAATGGTTTCAATGCTGCCAGCAGAAGATCAACTTCCGGAGAGCGCCGCTTCCTATTTGGCTGCTTCTGCCTGTTTCGCTTGGCTTCGTTTTCTAAAACCATTTGACGATAGACGCGGTATTGCTCGACGGTCATTCCCATCATGAACGCGTCGTATTCTTCTTGCGTCATTTGAGTTAGGCCGGGAGATTCGTCAAATTCATCAACTGTTGGTTCAACGGGATAATCATGGATATCGCGTGAGGCGGATTCCGGCTCAACCTGCGTCGAGGTTTCTGATACCGCCTCATCAGGGGCAGGCTGCTTTGACTTAGAGGACACCGCCTTAATGACTTTCTTTACTTTGCGGTGCTGGTAGTGCGCTTGCTTTTCAAAGTAATTCGGGTCGGTATACAATCCCATGCACAAGACCTCCTAAAACCATTCCGCCGTGGTGAAATGAACCTCGGCGCGGTATATGATAAGTGAAACTATTTACATACGGAGGATACATAGATGAAAGACATCGACAGCGAAATCTTACAGGCGTTCCGCGATCTCAGCGATGAACAGAAACGTATCATTCTTGATTCTTTAGCGCCTGCAACTGTGCCAGCAGCATCTTCTTTTGATCGTCCGTAAGTGTGCGGACATATTCCATTAACTGAGATTCCATCGGGGAAAGGCCGACGTCCTTCGGGGCGGCGGCTTCTTTTTCTGCGCAGTCGTCCCCTATTAGATCGGCAACAGTCACGTGGAAATAGTTTGCCAATTTTTCCCGAGTAGTATCATTTGGCATTTTCCCTTTTTTCCATCCGGTCGCAGCAGCATTTGAAAGGCCGATTGCTTTGGCTACACCTGATGGGTTCAGACCGTTTTTAGTGCAGAGGGATACGAAATTTTTGTAAAAAGTAGTTAATTCCATAGGACGTTTTTGAACAGATCGACGAAGATAGAAAAGTTAACAATTTTGCCTTGACTTCTAACTATTCTAACCGTATAATTTGGACGTGGAGTTGAAAAAGGGAACATAAAACCAGACCCCGACGATTCATTCGTCCGTGTCAAGCTCTTATGTGGTTCGGCTATCTGCATAATAGCACGGTTAGTTAACTTATGCAACCCCAAATTTGACTGCGGCAGGAAAAGGAAGCCGCCCCGATGCGTGAGCATCAAGGCGGCTGCGGGGCAAAAATGTGCGAGTAGCTTCATCTTTTCTCCTGTTAGCTGACCTACTTTCGCCGGTTAGCTAAGGCGATGGCGGCAAGAGAACGAACGTCCTTGTCCTCGTGATGCATCAACTTGCCAGCAAGCGACGCGAGCTCGGACGAAGTATGTGCTGCGTTTCTCATGCGATCACCCCCTTTTATGGAGATAACCCCGCGAAAGCAGTATAGCAAACTTCCCTGCCGCAGTCAACAAAATTAACAGAATGAAAAGGGAGGAATGGCTTTGCTTGAAGCATGGACTGGCCGTGCAGTCGGAAAGATGCACACCAACCGCATTTCGTTTGAAGAAGTCGCGGCTGAGATGGGCGTGACAAGAGCCTATATCAGCATGATCTTGAACGGAAGGCGCAAGCCGCCCGATGCGCGAAAGCGAGTGGAGGGCGCAATCGACGCGATCATTGAACGGCGCGCCGAGGATAAGGAGGACGCATGAACGAGCTAATCAAGATCACTTACAACAATGACCGCCCTGCGGTCTCTGCGCGAGACCTGCACGACTTTCTCGAAGTGAAGACGGCTTATAAAGACTGGTTCCCGAGAATGTGCGAGTACGGGTTCACCGAGGGCGAAGATTTCAACCCGCTCAAAATTGAGCGAGTTCAAAACGAGGGTGAGCGCATGGTTGCTCGAACGGTTGACGACGCAGTGCTCACCATCGACATGGCGAAAGAGCTTTGCATGATCCAGCGCAATGAAAAGGGCAAGCAGGCTCGCCAGTATTTTCTTCAAATCGAAAAGGACTGGAACAGCCCGGAGAAAGTCATGGCCCGCGCGCTGCAAATCGCAGGGGACAAGCTCAAGCGGCTTGAAAGCAAGGTCGAGGCCGACGCGCCGAAGGTGCTTTTTGCCGATGCGGTCAGCGCAAGCAAGACTTCGATCCTCGTCGGCGAGCTGGCGAAGCTGCTGAAACAAAACGGCGTTGACATCGGGCAGCACCGACTGTTCCGTTGGATGCGCGAAAACGGCTATCTGATTCGCCGGAACGGCACGGACTTCAATATGCCAACACAAAAATCAATGGACTTGGGGCTTTTCACCGTTAAGGAAACGGCAATCACCCATTCTGACGGTACGGTGACGGTGAGCAAGACCACGAAAGTCACCGGCAAAGGCCAGCAGTATTTCATCCAGAAGTTTCTTGGAGAGGAAGGAACACGCAAATGAGCATAAATGAGTTTGCCGGTAAAGTCGATTCCATAGGGTGTGATCTTTCTGGTGTGACCGACACACTGTCCCTCTGCATCGCAGGGGCAATTCAAGAAGGCGAACTCTCTGAGACCGGAGACTGCCGGTTTTACGGGGCACTGATTCAGATTGAAATGGCGTTACGGCGCGTGGAAGAGGAATTGTGCTGTGAAGCTCAAGCGGCATTGGACAGCAAGGAGGAACGCACATGACGGTGGAAGAAATGCTTGCATCGGACAAGCCGGTGCTGACACCGGCGGATATCGCGCCGGTACTCGGGCGGAAGCCCTATTCGATCAGCATTGCGGCGAAAGACCACCCCGAACAGCTCGGATTTCCGGTCAGCCGCATCGGAACGATCACGGTCATCCCGCGGCTTTCGTTCCTGAAATTTCTTGGATATGAGGTGGAGGCATGATCGACACGTTGTTTTTCGGCGGCATCGCCGCTGCGGTGATCGCGCTGAACGGCTGCGACTTTGCAACCTCCCTCGCCGTCATCGGCGCATGCGCGGTGTGCAAGGCGCTGTATGAGCTGCTGCCGTATATCGACAGGGGGTGCAGACGATGAGACGGCACGACAAGCGCACGAGAGAGCAGCGCAAGGCGGATGAGGCGATGCTTTTTGCCGGTATCTGCCTGCTGCTGGCGGCGGTGCTCATCGCGGTCTCGGCGATGATGTGATGTACCGCTGCGAATGGTGCGGGCTGACCTTTGACGAGCCCGACGTCTTGCGCAGGCGCGAGAACCTTGACGGTGAGCGCGGCGTGGAGACGCAAACGATACTATGCTGCCCCTTCTGCGGGGTGGAAGACATCGAGGTAACAAAAGATGAAGATGCAGAAGATATCGACGCTCGGGATGAGCCGCGAAGACTGGCTTGAAGAGCGCAAGAAGAGCCTCGGCGGCAGCGACATGGGCGCCGTGCTGGGGCTAAACCGCTACCGTTCGCCTTATACGGTATGGGCGGAGAAGACCGGCAGGATCGGCGAAGAGCCGGAAAACGAGGCGATGCGCGTCGGGCGCGACCTTGAGCCGTATGTGGCAAGCCGCTTTGAAGAGGCGAGCCGCAAGAGCGTGCGCCGCATGAATTACCTGCTGCGCCGCGAGGACTGCCCTCATCTGCACGCTAACATCGACCGGCAGATCCTTGGCGAAAGCTCCGGGCTTGAGTGCAAGACGGCAAGCGCGCTGAATCTCAAGCGCTATGAGGGTGGGGATTTCCCCGAGAGCTACTATGCGCAGTGCGTGACGTATCTCGCCGTAACGGGCTGGGAACGCTGGTTCTTGGCGGCGCTGGTGCTGGGCAAGGGCTTTTATTGCTACCAGATCACGACCGTCCCCGATGACTATGTTCCCGGATGGTGCGAGAGCAGCGTGTATGTCAGCCCCGACGAGATTGCAGCGTTGAAACGCTGCGCCGCGGACTTCTGGCACGACTACGTGGAGGCTGACAGCCCGCCGCCGATGGACGGTGATGCGAGCACGACCGAGGCGCTTGAGACCATCTACGAGGGAGGCGGCGGTGAAGTTGAGCTGTTCGGGCGCGAGAGGCTTGTCGAGCAGTACCAGTACTTGATGAGCCGCAAGAAAGCCATCGAGAAGGGCGCGGACGCCATCAAGCAGCAGCTCATGAACGACCTTGGTGACAATGAGCGCGGATACTGCGGGCGCTTCACGGTCGACTGGAAGGGGCAGAGCCGCCAGACGTTCGACGCGAGGGCGTTTGCAAAGGATCACCCCGAAATGGATCTGAGCGGCTACTACAAAACGACAAATTTCCGCAAATTTGCGGTGAAGGAGGACAAAGAAAGATGAAGGAAGGATTGATTCAGAACGCGCAGGCGATGCAAAAAGCACCGCAGCAGAAGCAGGTATCCGTCATGGCGTTGTTGAACGATCTGCTTGACCGCGACGGCATGCGCAAGCGCTTTGACGAGTTGCTTGGCAAGCGCGCGCCGCAGTTTATTTCGTCCATCGTTTCGATGGTCAATGCAGACAAGAATTTGCAGCAAGCCTTTTATGAATCCCCGATGACGGTCATTCAGTCCGCGTTGAAAGCGGCGATGTTTGATCTCCCCATCGACCCGAGTTTGGGCTATGCCTTCATTGCGCCATTCAAGAACTACAAGAAGGATATTGGCGCAAAAAAGATGGAAGCGACATTCATTCTCGGCTGGAAAGGTATGCACCAGCTTGCACTTCGCACGGGTGCATATAAGACCATAAACGTCGTGGACGTGCGTGAGGGCGAATTGAAGAGTTACAACCGTCTGACCGAAGAGGTTGACATTGATTTCGTGGAGGACGAGGACGCGCGCGAGGCACTTCCTGTCATCGGATACGTCGGGTATTACCGTCTTATCAATGGGGCCGAAAAGACAGTTTACATGAGCGTCAAGGCCATCACCGCACATGAAAAGAAATTCCGAAAAGGTGAATATCAGGGCAAGGGCTGGCGCGATGATTGGGACGCTATGGCGCGCAAGACTGTCTACCGCGTTTTGATTGGAAAATGGGGTGTTATGTCCATCGACTACCAGACGCGCGGCGCGGGAAAACAACTCGCCGACGTGATCGCCGCAGATGCGCAGGAAGAGGAAACAATTGACGCCAACTACACCGTGGATGAGACGACCGGCGAGGTCATCGAAAGCGACGGTGACGCACAGTGAGCATGAATCGCGTGTGCCTGATGGGACGCATCGGGCGTGACTTGGAGCTGAAAAAGACGAACAGCGGCGTATCCGTTGTGTCGTTCCCTCTTGCCGTTGACCGCAACGGCAAGGAGGGCGGCACAGACTGGATCGACATTGTCGCATGGCGCGGCACGGCAGAAGTGCTCTGCAACTACGCCGATAAGGGTCGCATGATCGGCGTCGAAGGGCGCTTGCAGATGCGCGACTGGACGGACAAGAACGGCAACAAGCGCAGGAGCTACGAGGTGCAGGCTGACAGCGTGTATTTCGCAGACAACAGGCGCTCGGAGGGGAATGATACCACCGCGCCGCAATACGCCGCAGAGAGCGCCGCAGGCGGCTTTGCAGAGGTCAGCGAGGACGACGGCGAGCTGCCGTTTTAAGGCGGTGGCGGTATGGGAGCTGCATCTACAAGGTGCTATGTAAAGGCATATTACGACTGGATCGAGCAAACAGCAGCACTGGAAGATGACGAAAAAGGCCGTCTGTTTGTTGCGATTTTAGAATATGCCAGGTCGGGTGAAATTCCAGACAACCTCGGGAGAGAATCCCTTTTATTTCCGGTATTTAAGTCGGTCGTTGACCGTGACGCTCAAAAATCTGATGCGCTGGCTCAGAATGGAGCGGCTGGCGGCAGAGCACCAAAAGCAAATGCAAGCAAATGTAAGCAAACGCAAGCAAATGCAAGCAAATGTAAGCCTACTAATAACATAAGACATAAGACAGAAGACGAAGAACATAAGACAGAAAACGATATACCCTCTAAATCCCCCTCTACGAGGGACGCATTCGAGCGTTTTTGGTCAGTTTACCCGCGAAAAATCGGGAAACAGTCTGCTAAGAGAGCTTTCGAGCGGGTCAAAGTCCCACTCGAAACACTTGTGACCGCAGTGGAGCGGCAGAAGTGCAGCGACCAATGGACGCAGAACAACGGGCAGTTTATTCCACACCCCGCTACATGGCTGAATCAAGGCCGGTGGGACGATGAGCTACCCGAGAGCGGCAGAGGGTATCACTACGACTACGGCAACACGGAGGGAAGCCTATGAACGTTGACGCATTGATCGACAGCATCGCGAAAAAGGCCGAGCCTGTTCGTGATCTGGTCGATTACGAGAAAGACGGGCTGCTGTACTGCGGCCATTGCAACACGCCGAAGCAGTGCCGCATCCCCATCGGCGGGAATGTCCGCCTTGTCGGGTGCCAGTGTGCTTGCGCGGCGCGAGAGTACGAGGCCGAGAAAAAAGCTCGCGCTGACCGTGAGAAGCGACTACGCATCGAAACGCTGCGTGCTGACGGAATCCGCGACAAGAGCCTGACGGCGTGCCGGTTCGACAAGGCGACGATGAGTGACGAGATCGTCAAATGCAAACGCTATGCCGACGCATGGGACGATATGCGGCGCGAGAACAATGGGCTTCTGCTGTGGGGCAACACCGGCAACGGGAAGACCTTCGCGGCGGCGTGTATCGCCAACGAGCTGATTGGCCGCGGGATCCCGGCGATGATTACGAGCTTCCCGCGAATCCTCAACGCGGGATACGACAAGAAAGAAATCGTCGAGCAGGTGCACTATTACCCGCTGATGGTGATCGATGATCTCGGCGCAGAGCGCAGCAGTGAGTACGCAATGGAGACGGTTTACACGGTCATTGACGAGCGATACAAGGCCAAGAAGCCGCTGATCGTCACCACAAACCTGACGCTTGACGAGCTGTGCAGGCCGAAAGACATGGCCTATCAGCGCATCTATGACCGCATCCTCGAGATGTGCACGCCACTGGTATTCAAGGGCGATAGCATGAGACGCGACAAGGCAAATCAGCGCATGAGGCACGTCAAATCGGTGTTGGCAGGCGGTGCGCCGTGAGCGGGTATCGCGGGGGCATTTTCAAGTGCCCGTTTTACTCGCGGGACTACCGCGACTATCTCAACTGCGAGGGCGCACAAGTCAAGCTACCAAAAGAAGAGCTGGACGAATATACGCGGCGCTACTGCGCCAACGAAGAATGGCGGCGCTGCCCGATCGCTCGGGCGCTGACGCTGCACTACGAAAGGACGGAGAACCGATGAGCGAAAGAAACAGAGACAAGGTAAAACGGCTTGAGCACGAGCTCGGAAGATATCAGAAAAAAGTCGGCGAGCTGATGAAAGCAAATGCGAAGCTGCGCGAGGATATGAAGGGACTGAACCAGCTGCGCATGGCGTTCGATGCTTGGATTATCCAGATCGCGCTTTCCTACGGCGAGGCAGTGAAGGACCCCGACACGGGAGAAGATATCCCACGCATGAAGGCGCTCCACCTCGAAAGGCCGAAGGTGAACCCGCTGCTTGGGCAATACGAGATTCACCAGCGCGTCGATGAGAAGAACGTGATGCATATTGCGGTCGGCCTGCGGGATGATCCGTGCGATCACAATGGCGCAAAGGAGGCAGAGGAATGAGACTGGCTATCATGGACACCAACGCGTTCAACACGATTATCGCCGCCGTAAAGGGCGCGGTATCAGCGAGCATCAGTAGGCCGATGTACAAGAATATCCGGCTGGAATTTCGCAAGAAGAACAAGGCAGTTACGGCTATCGCCACAGACGGCGTCCGGCTTTTCGTGGAGCACGCGACCTGCTGCGAGGTCGAAGAGGATTTCGATTGCTACATCAAGCCGAGTATCCGCCTGCCACGCGGCAACTCCATGCGCTTGGAGCTGAAAGAACGGGACAAGACGGAAAGCGTGGTTGAGATCGAATGTCTCGGCTGCATCTTCGGTTTTGTTCAGCCGGTTGGAGCGTTTCTGGATTGGGAAAAAGTCCTGCCCAATGAACCGACATTCCGTATCGGCGTGAATGCCGAGTATCTTCTCTCGACGTTGCAGGCGGCAAAGGCCAGCGTCGGCGGTGCCTTCAAGCAGCCTGCTATTCTGGAATTCCGTGGGCCACTTGGGCCCATTACGATCAAGACCAACCACGAGGACGTCAAAATGGTCCTGCCAGTGCGAATCAGGGAGGCCGACGATGGCGCTGACATCAGCTGACCTCGCGAGGCTGGGGCCGCAGGCGCAGAAGCAGGTGCTTGACAAACTGGTGGGCGAACAGAAGTCGAAGAAAAGCAAGTACGGAAACCGCAAGGTCGTTCGCGACGGCATCAAGTTTGATTCCGAGCGCGAGGCAGCGCGATTCGGTGAGCTGAAAGTGCTGCGCGCGATGGGAAAGATTCGCGATTTACGGCTGCAAGCGAATTTTACACTCGTTGAGGGCTACACGACCATCGAGGGCGAGAGAATCAAGCCGATGGTCTACCGCGCGGATTTTGTTTACGAGCGAGCAACTGGGCCGGACTGCAACGGCACGGTGCATTGGCTGCGCGAGGTCGAGGACGCAAAGGGCGTGAAAACGAAAGACTATCTGCTGAAAAAGAAACTGATGCAGGACAAGTACGGCATCACGATCCGCGAGGTGTGAGATGAGCTTTGAGCACTGCCACAGCTGCCTGCCACCCGTGCGCTATCCCGGCTGCCAGGACCATTGCCCGCATTATGCGGAGGATATTGCGAAGGTCCGGGCGGCG